AGATGGCGCGAGAGAAGGCGATGGTGTGCGTATTCGTGGAAAATATCAGCAAGCCCATCGCAAAATATTGGGGGCTGAAAATACTGGTCCTGCTGATGCGGCGGGGCATTGGGGGGCTTGTGAGGAGAAGACAGCTGTACCATGTGATTATGGTAAAAAGGGATATGATTTGCCAATTAATGAGAGAAATTTCACATCTGAACGTGGTGGACGTTTTAATGGTGTTGCTGGTAGCGTGATTGGAGCTGTGGTTGCACCTTTGCTCGATATTTTGCGTCCATCCCGCAAAGAAAATGTGATTGGTAATATGCGTCCTACTGGTAATATGTCTGGACCATCTGAAATGTATGTATATAATCCAGCTGATGTTGCACGGACTACAACGAGAGAAACAACCGAAGTCAATCCGTTCCCGATGAATGTCAATAACCAACGTCCAGGTGGTGGTTATCAGACTGCTGACCAACAGCCTGTGTCGCAGCAACGTGATAATACTAGTTGTCCCTATTCTGGGAACGCTGGCAATACTGCAGGTACTTCAAATGCCCCGGTTTACAATGCCGCGTACAATGCGACAATTAATCCCAATAAATCCGATATTGCCAATGCTCCGCGCGGAAACGCCCTGTCCATGGGCAATATGAATCTCTTTGAGGGTACCCAAAATATCCAAGTAAATAAGGTTGACCAAGATAGACTGAACCCCCAACTCAACCCCGGACAATATGGAGACGCAGGTCCTCGCGCAGAAACATATGGCAGTATGAGTCATATCCCACCATTGCCACAAGGTGTAAATTGTCAGCGCACAGACCCAGGGATTTTAGATGCCTATCGCTGCAATCCATTTACACATTCCTTACATAGCAGTGCTTAATTTATTGTTTTTATTAATTTTTTAATTAAAAACAATACACTTAAATGTGTAATGGAAATACATACAACATTAAAAGCAAAATTAGTAAATATGGTAGAAAAGAAAAAAATACCTCATATTATTTTTCATGGTCCCCTAGGTAGTGGAAAGCGGCATTTATTATACTTTTTTATTAATTGTATTTATAATAATCAATATGATAAAATTAAGAGATATGTGATGTATGTGGATTGTGCACATGGAAAAGGTATTCGCTTTATACGTGATCAATTAAAATTTTTTGCAAAAACTAATATTCAAAACAAGAGTGGGTTATTCTTTAAAAGTATTGTATTGCTTAATGCAGAAAAGTTAACAACTGATGCGCAATCCGCATTGCGTCGGTGTATAGAGCAATTTAGCCACACTACTAGATTTTTCATTGTTGTAAAAGATAAAAATAAGTTATTGAAACCAATTCAATCACGTTTTTGTAATATTTATGTACCTTTACTCCGTGTAGATGGACAAAAGGTAAATTTGCATCTAAGGGATTATGATATTAAAAAAAATCATAATAAGTTGCTTAAAAAAGTTATAAAGGTGCAGAAATCGTGTACTCTGTTGAAGTGTTATACTCTGGCGCAGCAATTATATGAAAAAGGTTATCATGCTCTTGATCTTTTAGATATCTTAGAGAATAATTTGATTGATATTGAACATAGATATTTTTTCTTGGTTTTTTTTGATCGCATTCGCATAGAGTTTCGAAATGAGAAATTACTTATGTTTTTAATTATTTATTTTATTTTTATGCGTCCTAATTATGATTTAGAAAATATTAAAATAATGTAAATGGACGATTATAATGTTTCGGTCTTATCGGAAGCTAAAAATGAATATTCACTACGCTTAGTATCGATCCTATACCCTCTTATTTTAGAAGGCATCAAGTCTATTCTTAAGGAAGCTTGGGAACTATGTATGACAAATGATGAAGAAGAGAAGTATTTGATGACTTTTCAAAACTTCTTATCGCGTGTAACCAAGTGGAACCAAACAATAATAGACGAGGAAACTAAGCGTATAAGTGTAAAGAGTAATTGTGCATATTTAGAAGATTTATTAACTTGTGTACATATTACGCAATTAAAAATTTTGACTAGTATCAGGGTAAGTCAGCGTCAGAAAAAGATTGAGTTAGACATACCTAAGTTGAGTGACTTTATCCATAAAGTTTATATTAAATCTGCGCGTAAATTTTATACCAGTGTTTATTTATTTGAGCAAAAAATACCGCCTTTAGAGTATCAGAAAAATATGCGCGAATGTGAGTCTATTTGCAAAGAATGTATTTTAAATGTGATTCGTGATAACATGCCTGTTGAGCATATTTTACGTGCATATATGGATGAGAGTGTGGAGGAAGAAATTATTGAGGAAGTGATTAGTGCGCATATGGTAGATGCATCTGATGTGAAGATTGAAGAAAAAATGACAGGCACGACCGAATTATCTGATTCTTCAAACAATGTCGCGAATATTATCAAAAAGACTGATACAGCTCCAAAATTAGTAGATAAAACAGAGAAAACATCCTCCGAAGATAAGAGTATGGCGGTGGCAGCGGCAGTGCCGCCCGAAGCCGCAAAGAAAGAGAAATCAATGATTAAAGTCGAGACGCCAGTTGCAAAAACACTCCCAATGCCGGCGCCAGCAGCTACGCCAGCACCCGCGACACCGCCAGCACCGCCAGCACCGGTAGCAGTTTCAGTCGCCGCCCCCTCTGCGTCCCCGGCGCCACCCCCCGCGACGGCCGTGGCAACGCCGCCATCCCCAAGTAAAGCTGCATTAACCTTTAACAATGTTGATCGTCACTATGATGGTAACACAAAAAAGGAGGAATTAGTTAGTGCGCCGAAGGATATTTCAACACTTGAAAAAATTAGTTCTATTCGTAATGCCCAGCGAAAGGCTGACGAGGACGAGGACGAGGAAAATCTTAAAATAGGGGATTCTCTTGATATAGATCTCGGCATACAGGTTCTAGGCGGCTCGAAGCCCTCTGCGAAGGCTCCTTTGGATGAGTCTGTCTTTGCGGATATTGAAACATTATAATGCGGTTAAAAAACTATAAAATTTTGTCTTATATGGTTAAATGGTAAATTTCCTTCGAGCAGCAGTTATAGCCGTTGTATATATTTTATTTCTTTTCTTAGAGATGCGCTTTATTTTGAAAGAAAATAAACCAATGAAACGTTTATTACGCGATGGGTTGTTAGTATATTTAAGCGTCTTGCTAGGTGAATTTGTATTGAATCAATTGGGACCGCTCAAATCTATTGGAACCCAAGCACCTTCCGTCTTTACCAATGAGCCAGATTTCTGATTAAATTGAATTTATTATTATTATTATTATTAATAATAAATGACTTCCGATAATGATGAGGGACATCTATTGTATGAGAAAGGAAATTTTAGTTTTATAGATTCCTTGCCCGCATATAAAAATATAAGAGAAGATTTGAAAACTATGCTAGAAAGTGCTTATAAACTATATAATCAACATAATCTACAGAAATTCTTTACAACATATGAACCACCCTCAGATCATAAATACATGTGGTGGTTACCACATCAAAAAGGTTTTGAAGAATGGAATAAAATGCGATTTATATTGCGAGACGAGTTATTTGATAAAGTAGAACCGATCAGTGCGGACTTTGATTTAGTGACGCGGACACTTGGGCTGCTTTCAAACGAGGGTTGGCAAACATTAATTCGAGATTTTCCTAGTATTTTCGATTTTGTTCTTGAAAACTATTATGATTATGAGTATGAAAGATTTACTTAATGTATATAGGTAGTTTATCAATATTAAAGACGCGTTTCTTTTTTACTTTACCACCGCTACTAATATACTTATTAAACATAGTATTCTCAATTTCTTTTTCGGGTGGACAATGGTGAACATGACGCGCGATCATTTTATAGAGTTTAAATTCAGGATAGCGTTCATCGCCATTTTTTTTGTATAGTATATTGCGTCCTTTATCATCCTTGCACCATCTATTAATTAATTGTGCAACTGGATCTACCACTTTTTCTACTTCTTCTAGAGGTTCAGTGAAAAAAAAGTCAAATAATGAACATCCAAGACGACATAGGTCGAAACTTTTATTAGGTTCTAACCGCGGCTTATTAGGATTTATATAGGGTTCACAATTATATTGGGTGGCCGCATCCCCTTTCGGATGAAAACTATCTGAACACATAATATTCCCCTTGAATTTATATATAGCTCTTCCAAAATCGATAATTTTATATACCTTTCCAAATGTTGGAACTTTATAATATTTTTTATTGTAGAAATAGTAGAGAAATTTTGCATCAGTATGTTTGTACATAATATTATTTGTATGCAGATCATTATGAGTAAAATCAAATAATTTTTGGTATACAAGAAGCATAATAATAACTTGGAAGAAACAGGCGCGCCATTCTTCCATACTAAGATCAGGCATTATACTATCAAGAGTTCCATCCAAAGCTTCCAGACATATAACTTGTACCGGAAAGTTAAATAGAGTAGCATTAATACAATCATCAGATGCTGTAGACATTGAATATGACTCGTCATCAGAAAAATCTGAACCGCTGGAATCATAAGAGCTCCCTGATCCATGTGATGTATGGGACGAGCGCGAGGAGCAAGCCGAACTCTTGGTCGAGGCAGTATGTGTGGATGATGCGGGGGTATTGGCAGATATATCCATGCTAAATATGAGATTTTTTGATGTATCTTTTACACCAGAGGCATCTGTGCTTTTCTTAAATAAATTCTTGAAAATAGAATTATCTAAACATTCTGGCTGTAATGATTTTATACTTCCTGCTATTTTTAATGGTTTTCTGTAATGACGTGTTTGGATATCTTCCAATAAATCTTCATAATTATTGTCTAACTTGAAGCTAGTCTCTTTATTGTTTCGAAAATATTCAGAGTCATGCAAATATTCTAAATCATCGATAATATTATATTTAAATTCATTTTTAATGCCAAGAAAAGATCCATAAAAATCGGTTCCATGAATAAACCGATGTGTATTGAGGACTTGACTAGAGAGAAAAGCAAAGAAGCCATCTACATATGCCGAATTATTACCATCACGTATTTTCTTATGTCCTTCGTTGCCATTAAAGGACGGCAATATGTCTGTATCTATATCTTTGTATTTTCCTGCCAAAAACTTAACTGGATCTACCAGTGGAGAATATTTTAAAAAGGAGGACACTTTTTTTTCTTGCGTTTCACTTTTAACACGACACGTCCACTTATTATCTGTTTCCTTTTTAATAAATTTACTTGCATGAAAGCGATTATTTAAATTTATATTGTTAAAATTTGTTGATGATAATCGAAAAAAGTTTTGATAGATAGGTATATAATTTTGCAATTTAGTAATACCTTCTAAAGTTGTCGGAACATCTGACTTTTTATTTTTGACATAGCTTATCTTAAACATTAGATAATACAACATTCAAATATAAAAAAATGTAATATATTGCGTATTTAACTTTAATTTAAATTCTAAATGAAAGATAATGAATTTAGAATTGAAAAAGTTTGATATGAAAAGTATCTCATTTAAGCCCGATGAAGCAGCTGGTCCAGTTATAGTGTTTATTGGGCGACGGGATACAGGTAAGAGTTTTTTAGTTAGAGATCTATTATACTATCACCAGGATATTCCAATCGGCACTGTGATATCTGGCACCGAGTCCGGCAATGGTTTTTATGCAAAGCATGTACCAAAGCTATTTATTCACGATGAATATAATACAGCTATCATTGAAAATGTGTTAAAGCGGCAAAAAATTGTGCTTAAACAAATCAAAAAGGAGACAGAAGCTTATGGGCGTTCAAATATTGATGGACGTGCTTTCGTTATTTTAGATGATTGTTTGTGGGATAATGGATGGGCGCGTGATAAAATGATGCGGCTCCTGTTTATGAATGGCCGCCACTGGAAAATTATGACTGTTATAACAATGCAATATCCTCTTGGTGTGCCACCAAATCTCCGGACAAATATTGACTATACCTTTATTCTTCGAGAACCTTATATTAATAATCGGAAACGAATTTATGAAAATTATGCTGGTATGTTTCCTACATTTGAGTCCTTTTGTCAAGTTATGGATCAGTGTACTGAAAATTATGAGTGTTTAGTCATCGCTAATAATGCGCGTTCTAATAAATTAGAGGATCAAATATTCTGGTATAAAGCTGACCCCCATGATGATTTCAAGTTAGGTTCTGCGGAATTCTGGGCTCTTTCGGAAGGCGTGGGATCAGATGACGAGGATGACACTTATGATCCAACGGCAGTTAAAAAAGGTCCGCGTATAAATGTTAAGAAAAGCAAATGGTAATTATGAAAAAGGTGCTGTAAACCACCGGAATTTTAAAAAAGACCACCATGAACGCGTCCTTTTTGGTAATTGTGCTGGTGACGGCGGCGGGCTGTATGAAAGTGTTCTTCCAGTTTCAGAAATACTGGATGCAGTATTTATCTTTGATGTTCCACTTGTATTCTCTTGTTTTTCCATATATTTATTGAAATATATAGAAATATTTTTTTAAATCACTTCCACTTTTGCATATTCACCCCCACCAAGACCAACACGTTTCATAAATTCATCCTCCTTTTCACTTTTGAAATTAAAATTACATTTGTGTTGCTCTGGTAGGCGATGTTTTGCGCAAAAACATTGCTGGCAACGACAGGGCATATCAGTAAGTTTTAATTTCTTTTTACATTCAGGATGATTACACCGAGCCTTCTTTTTTTTCATTTTATTGTTGGTCATATTATTTGTATGAATATTTAAATAGTTACCTAAAAAATTATTCAATTTATTCTTCCTTATCACTCCCCCCACCTTCTGGTACTTGGCTTAATTTAATCTTTGTATTGGTAGCCATGATCTTAGCTGCCTCGTCGGCAGTTATATTATTACGTTCCCCACGTTTCTCAAATTCCTTCGCTGCATCAGGCTTATCACTCGTCCGCACATTTTCACCCTCAAAGAGCTCACGACGGATATCAGCTGAACTGACTACCTCACCAGTTCCTAACGAGGACTCGATGGTAGACATTCCCGCCACACCTACTAGATCACCTTGTGCGTTAATGTTTTGCGTTAATTTGTTACCTGTTTCTAGTGCTTTTTTCTTATTCTCTTCGATAGCTTGACGTTTTGATTCTTTGACACGTCTTTCGAAGGCGTCGCGCGCATGCTTTTCATTTTCGTTTTTCTCTTTCATTAATTGATTTAGTTCATCCTCCATATACTCAACGCGCCCTGTCTTATAGGCTTCCGGTTCCCACGGCATCCACATCCCAACTGGTCCCACATAGACATCATGATTGGGGTCTATCTCTCGCAGCAGTTTAGCACGCAACTCTGCTTCTTGCTGGGTGGAATAACAGCCACGAATCTTTAGCCCGCGAACACTTGTTTGGAAATTATTGGTAATATTAAATTGTTCAATCAGATGTTCTTCTTTAGCATCTAGAAAGTTTTTATAATCATCTGCTACATTTGTATCTGTAAGTTTAGATTTTTCGCTTTTTAGGAATTCTTGAAAATCTTTCATAATTGCTTCGAATTCTATATCATGTTTATAGGATACAAAATTTAAAAACTGCGTAAATTTTTCTATAGATTTAGTCAAATCAAAATGTTTTAGGAACTCTTCGAAAAGGTAGACATTTTTTTGTTTTAGAATATTTTCAGGTGACACAAATGAAACACAGGTAAACTTCTGCCCAGCAATTGGTTTATCTTCTTCCAATAAATCAATATATTTAGGGTTTTCCGATCCATTGGGTTGCAATCTTCTCTCATAACCTTTAGACATTATATTACATATAAGACTTTTTATTTTAAGTTTTGAAAAATATAATATATTTTTTTCTTCCCAATATTTATAATATGCTTCAAGAAGTGAATAAAATGTTAGATTTGGGTGAGCTCATCAAACGTGCCGTTAAATATTTAGTCGAAGGATTCATGGTCGCCGTCGCTGCCTACGCCATCCCGAAACGTTCCCTCAACCTCGACGAAGTCCTTCTCATTGCCTTGACTGCTGCTGCCACCTTCAGCATCCTCGACACTTACGTGCCAAGCATGGCCGTATCTGCCCGCACTGGTGCCGGATTCGGTATCGGCGGCAACCTTGTCGGGTTCCCTCGGTAAATCACTAAGTTCTATTCTAAATTATGATAAGAAAAATTTGATTTTTTATCATATTGTTGAAATAAATTCCCATTTTAGTTCTTTGCAAATTTTTTTCCAAATTTCATCCTGTTCAATACGTTTAACAGGATCTTTGAGCATCGGAAAATAAGCCAAGAACTCTGTTTCATTTAATAATTCACACATTTTATATAACACATAGTAATAGTTTAGAAAGTTAACTCGGTCATCAGGACAATGTGTCGCATATGGTCGCTGAATTTCCATAAATAAGTTACAAAGGATATCTTCTAATTTTTGAGACATTACAGGAGGCTTTATCCCCAATTTGTCTTTAATAAAAGGGATATGTTCATAATACTTATTATACCCAAGTTTCTTTAGTATATCTTTTGCCTTTTTATTTGTCATTTGATTCAATTCAATCCTTTCTTTTTTAATCTGCTGTTTAATATCTTCTAGAACTTCAGTAGGAATTTGGGTTGTTTCTTTCGCTTGGAACTGCGCCAATATCTCTCGAAAATGATTAATTCTTTTATATGCATAAAAACATACTTCTTTCGGCGGTTCTTTGTAAGATGGTTTTTCGTGTTCGATAAGATATGGCTGCTGACTTGAACAAGACTTACAGACTAATATACCCTCATAATCCACAGGTACAAGCTCACCTCCGCAAGCGCTACATGCCTCATGGTTTAGCTTATAATTATCTATACATAAAAATTTCTCATCAATTCCTTCCAAATATTTTTGATTTTCATTCATTACATCTGGAACAGGGGCAGTTATTTTTTTACTCTTGTTGAAGAAAGAATGCAATATTTTTTTCTTACTATTTCCTTCCGATATCTCTCTTTTTTTTTCAAAATAATCAAAAATATAGCCAGAGTTTTTGAGTAAATATTCTTTTTTTGCATTTTTATGTTGTTTAATCTCTTTTGTTATATCGATTAATTGGTCCTCTATGTTGTAACGATCTTCTATCTTGAGACAATTTTTAAGTTTTTTTTTTAATTCAACTCTTTTTTTTCGTAGCTCGGGAATTCTACTACGTTGTATCGTCTCAAAATAATTCATCTTTTCATGATGTTGGCTATCTATGGTGGCAGACATCTTTTTATTTACTTTGAATTTCTTGGAAGCTTTTGGTTTAAAATGAGGCATATTACATATAATTACTACTTTTTTAATTATTAAATATGTAAATAAATAAGTTTAATAAGATTTCTGCTTTTTCTAAGTGAACATTAATGGCAACCATTGACCCCCCAACTGATTTAAGAATTAATATGGTTCAATTACAAAAAATGGCATTTTTATTTAATGCCTTAGAAAATGGATGGACTATTAAAAAGAAAGAGAATTGTTATGTTTTTAGCAAAAACCACAATGGTCAGAAAGAAGTTTATCTTGATTCATATCTGAAACGATTTATGCTAAGCAATCTTGATTTAAATAAAATAATTAATAATTAATGAAAAAAAACTTTCTCACAATTTTTTTTTCTTTAGCAATATTATAACACTATGGGAGGAGGATTGATGCAACTTGTAGCTTACGGTGCCCAAGATGTCTATCTTACGGGCAATCCACAGATAACTTTCTGGAAAGTGACGTACCGCCGCCACACCAATTTCGCCATGGAATCGATCGAGCAGACTTTCAATGGCCAGGCCGACTTCGGTCGCCGTGTGCAATGCACCATTTCCCGCAATGGTGACCTTGCCTACCGCACCTACCTTCAGGTGGTGCTCCCGCAGATCAACGCATGCCCAGGCGACCCCAACCTTCAGGGTTCGGCTCGTGACGCCGCATGGGCACGCTGGATTGACTACCCGGGTATCAACATGATCGACTACGTAGAGGTTGAGATTGGTGGTCAGCGCATTGACCGCCAGTACGGCGACTGGATGCACCTCTGGAACCAGCTCACCATGACCGCCGAGCAGGAGCGTGGTTACAAGAAGATGGTTGGACAGACCACTGCCCTTACCTACTTGACTGACCCGTCGTTCTCGACTGTGAACACCCCGTGCGACACTAACGCCCCGTGCAACGTGTGCACCCCGCGCTGCTCGCTTCCGGAGACCACCCTTTACGTGCCGCTCCAGTTCTGGTTCTGCCGCAACCCGGGTCTCGCGCTTCCTTTGATTGCCCTCCAGTACCACGAGGTCAAGATTAACCTCGAGTTGAACGGACTTGACTGCCTCTTGTGGGCTGTGGACAGCCTCCATGGTCAAAGTGTCGCTGGCACCAGCAACAAGACCACTTTGGGCGCTTACACCAAGTCGCTCGTCGCTGCCTCGCTCTACGTCGACTACGTCTTCCTTGACACCGACGAGCGCCGCCGCATGGCCCAGAACCCGCACGAGTACCTCATCGAGCAGCTCCAGTTCACTGGTGCTGAGTCGGTCGGATCCTCGAGCAACAAGATCAAGCTTAACTTCAACCACCCGTGCAAGGAGCTTGTCTTCACTGTCCAGAAGGATTACTTCGTGGACTGCTGCAAGCAGTACGAGACCGGTGAGCAGTTGTACAAGGCGCTCGGTGTGCAGCCATTCAACTACACTGACTGCATTGACGCGCTCCCGAACGCGTACCACGCCTTCAGCGGACCCGGCGCCGCCGGACGTGACGAGTTCATCGTCAGCGGACTTTTCGTCGACCCTGGTGCAGCTGAAAACCGCTTCGGCGTGCTCGACTCCCCGTGGCCTTCGGCGACGTACGCCGATGGCTGGATGCCCACCAGCGGTGCCCCGCTCGGCAGCGGCAGCGGCGTCGAGTCGCTTGTTTCGGACTCGGGCGCCTTCGTCCTTGCCGAGACCGCTCTCTGCATGCACTGCTGGGGACAGAACCCAGTGGTTACCGCCAAGCTCCAGCTCAACGGGCAGGACCGCTTCTCGGAGCGCGAAGGAACCTACTTCGATTTGGTGCAACCGTACCAACACCACACCCGCTCGCCGGACACTGGTATCAACGTTTACTCGTTCGCCCTCCGCCCGGAGGAGCACCAGCCGAGCGGCACTTGCAACTTCTCGCGCATTGACAACGCCACCCTCCAGCTTGTTCTCTCCAACGACACCATCGGAGGAGATGACACTGCCAAGGTTCGCGTGTACGCCACTAACTACAATGTGCTCCGCGTGATGAGCGGAATGGGCGGGCTTGCCTACTCGAACTAAATCGTTTTTATTATTTATACTTCTTTAAAGTATGATGCAACATTTAATCTTCATACTTTATATATGACTGAAAATAGCAATCTTATTTTAACTATCGGCTTGCTCGCGCTTTTTGTATATGTTCTATTCTCTCATAAGTCACAGCCAACAAGTAATGTGGTTGTACTTCGGCCGCCCGGCTTCGGATATCTTCCGCGCGTGGGACCCGGCGCTGGCTGGCGTCCGCGCTTTAGACGTAGGCGCCACTGGCATCCTTGAGGAGAAATAATTTCTAACTAAGTTATATATTATGAATGCAATATTAGGTTTCGCACTCTTTTTTAGTATTATTGCCGCATTATTTGATACATATTACTATGCAAAAAGAAAATACCAGGAACGCACAGCAGAAAGCACTGGTGATATGCGGATATTTGGGCAGCGGATCTACGTTCGCAAGCCGCGCGAATTGATTGTTATGATTCTCGTTGTTTTTATCATCCTTTCTATTTTTTTCTCTAGATAATTATTATATGAACATCAATCATATTGTCATTATCTTACTCATTGTAATTATATTATTTATGACTTTCGCTCCACGCCCCAAATATTATACATTTCGCCGTAGCCCATATAGAGAATGTGAATATGGTGAGTTAGGCTGCGAACCAGATTCATGGGCACCACCACGGAGGCGGTCGCATGGACATCATTCGTCACAACATCGCGGATCCAGCTGGAATAAAGAAGTAAAACATCGCGTGCGCGAACGCCGCCACGATGAACGTCACCAGAAGCGCGAGAATAGTCACCATAAGCATCACAAACCTTTAGTCGAAGGGTATTCAGGACCCGGAGCCGATGTTATCCAAAGTAGTGATGCCTTTAACCCATCATGCCCGCCCCCCAAAACTAAACCACAAGTTCCCCCACCACCCGGCGGCGCAGGACAAGGACCACCATATCTATCCTACGATTGTTTAGAGGGATACTGCACACAAGTTCCACGCGCAACCGGAACATACTGGACATCCAATTGCGATGGAAACTGCAAACCAGAACCCCCTCCATACTACCCCGGCTATCAACCCCACCACTACCCGCCCGGTCCCGCGCCACCGCCAGGTCCACTATATTGCCCTACTTAACGTTATAGTCTACCACCAAGTACTATTTAGGTATTCTTCCGTTACATTCTTCAAGACAGAAATATTATTAAAATTGATTTAAAAATATAATAGTAACTTATAGCAAAGATGCAGATTTTCGTGAAGACACTTACAGGCAAGACGATCACCCTCGAGGTGGAAGCTTCGGACACTATTGAAAATGTTAAGACTAAGATTCAGGATAAGGAGGGAATTCCTCCTGATCAGCAACGTCTTATCTTTGCTGGCAAGCAACTTGAGGATGGACGCACACTGAGCGACTATAACATTCAGAAGGAGTCAACACTCCATTTGGTTCTTCGTCTCCGGGGAGGTCGGTAAAAAATTAATTTCCATTATATCGTGAAAATAGTAATTTCATGATATAATTTTGTAGAAAAGGTTGCATTACTTAACACGTCGCCGCCGCCGCCGCCGCCGCCGCCGGTACCTTTTTTTACGCGTTCTCCGCCGCCGCGTCCTTCTCCGCCGTTTTTTTAACGTGCGTCCGGTCATATAAGATTGTTTAGTCGCCTTTTGACATATTCCTATCGCACCTGATAACCCATACTTCTTCTTTAATCTATGCACACATCGATATACACGCGTGTTCTGTGGCATATAATATTCTAATACTTTATTTATCTAGTATTATAGTAATGGCAACAAAAATTTTAGCCGATATTAATGAGATGGCATTTACATTAGCTTGTGGTAATCAGCCCATAGCAAAAGATTCCAAGGAAGTTTATTTTGTTGCAGACGACGAATTACTTTTGGGGGCTAATAATTTCGGTCTCACATGCAATACAGAAAATGACGTTTTTTTAGCACCAGATAAAAATATGCTTGATAATGGTGAGCATCTTCGTGAAAGTCTTAACAACGCAATTAGAATAGCGCTTGGTACGCCTAAAGTGGATGAATTTAAAATCGATATTAAAGTTCAACAAGCTATAAAGGCCGCCGAGGCATTAAAACAACAACTCGCAGTCCCGAATGACAATTTAGAATTTCCCAGTGGGTGGGGAGAACCTTTCACGCCCACCGAACCATTATTTATACGCAAGGCAGGCTGGACGCCGAGAGCAGGATCTTTTGTGAAATTTTGCAAATTATGTGGAATAGACGAGACACATAATAATAATCCCGCAGATACATTGCTTCTTGTAGAAAATACTACCGGAAAAGAATTTATCTTAGGTGTAAGTTTAAAAGCGACGTTTGGTAAGGCTGATATTACAATGTATAATGGTGGCATTTGTGCATTTTATTATATAGTTATTGGTGGTAACAATTTAGCTGATAAAACGAAGCATTGTCCATGTACTAGCCAGAAGACGCGCAGCGGCCCGGCTTGTGTAGTCGAGGAAGGAATTAAGGGACCCTATACTACCTGGCTCAAACGCGATATGGAGAAGTACTTCAATAAGCTCACCAAAAAAAAAGCAAAGGCAGTATGGGCGAAGCTTGTAACGGACGTAATAGAAAATAACACTAAGGGCAAAGACCGAACGTTGGCACTAGCACTCACAAAGGGTAAGTTAGACGCGCTAAGTGGCGTTCGCGACGCCATTTGGAAAACAATGCTGGATATGTGGGGACCAAGCGCACCAGACGGCGTTGTCGTCGCGGCTGACGGAAAAAGTTTTACAACTACTTTGTCCAATGATTTGGCAAGAAAGATCATTGGTGGATTATTTCAATTTACACATAATAATATTCAAATGGGTAAGCCAAACGTGCCTTATATTAAATCTACTTCTTTTTTAAACTATATAGGGAAATTTACAAAATTTAAAAAGGAGATGGCGGCGGTGGGGTATAGGGAAAATCCTATTGTATTAACTACTTCCATTTCCGAAAAGTTTGAGACACCTGATTTAACTGAATATGTGCCAGATGGCGAAGAAATCGAAATATTAGTCGTCAAAATCGCAGCTGTAAGCATTTTATTTTGCATAAAGAAAGATGGTGATTTTACTCAGTATTTTACTATTCGGGCAAAACTAGAAAGTAAGCCGCCATCTGGCATTAAGATTGACATCAAACCAGTAGCCCACAAGTTGTATACACAAAAAGGTGGGGGCATTACAAATACAATTAGCTGCTTACATTTAAATACAGAACAAAAGGAAATATTAGAAAATATATGGGATATGACATATCCCGATTGTCCATGGAATGACGATTTGGACGAGGCGCTCCCAGAAGAACAAGATTCATTTTATGCCTCATGTCACGATGATATTGGTCAGATGGCCGACGATGAGAGTGGTGGAGGTGGTGGCGATGAGGGCGGCGGTGATGGCGACGAGGGTGGCGCAGGTGGGGAAGAAGTATCAGTTCAAAATTTCTTTGACAAATTACGCCAGATAGTTTTGTTTTATAAAGATTCCTTGGCACCTTATGATGCCGCGAAGACGCGGGAAGTAGCAGCCGCACTGAACATCGAGGGGGCTGAGGCAACGCGATTGCGATACGAACGCAGGACTGCTTTAAAAGAAATGCATGCAAATCTGAATACTATATTGGAAAAACTAGACGACGCTTTTAGGGATGGGTGTTTGGGGGAGGCGGCTGCAGCAGCCGCGGACGCGGAGAAAGAAAGATTAGCGGGCGCAGCTAAGATTGCCGCGGAGCTCCCCGCCGATGTGTCTAAGGCGCCCGCCCTGGTCAAGGGCGCGGATGGGAGTTGTGCCAAGGCGGGCGGAGCTCGCCGGCGACCAAGATACAGGCGAAAGAAAACCCGTCGACGAGGGCGGGGACGGCGGACGCGTCATAAAAAAAGACGGCGAAGAAGCCGTAAAAACCGACGTAAAAAACGTACTAGAAGGAGACATCGAACACGACGTTAAATACCAAACAACCGGTTCATATTCTCCACTTCCGGTTTATAGACAGCAGGCTTCAGAAGCTTATCAATCATCGTATCATCTCTCAATCGAATACTATAATCTTGAATAGCATTCGATCGACCAACACGACCAAACGCTTGAATAATCTTTTCTTGTGTGATATCCCCCAAATCTTTTCCCAAATAACCATGGCAAAATTGATAGTTTGTTCCATAAATATAATCTGAAGACGCAATAATCAAATATAAGCGCTGCGTAGCTGCCAACTTCTTCATAATTTCACCATACATCACGCAATCGTGATCTTTAAATACACCAATTCCCATAAGTAACAAAATCTTCCAAATATCCTGTATCGGCAGCGCGACAATTCGCTCCACGTCTTCCTCACAAATATCACTCGTAAAAGCACGTGATTTTGCCGTTTCATGACCCCATTTATTCAAATGCAAGAAACTATTAGGCACATATTGCTTGTCAAGTTGAATTGTTTTAATTTGCGCATATAATCCCTCTAATTCCTTATTTTCTTCTTTTTTCTTTTTCTCTTTCCCTTCTATTTTCGCTTCATCTTGCTGTTGTAATGTTCGTATTTGCTTCTGCAATTTATCATTTACCTTCAAACTCTTAAGAATATTATCTAACTCACTTGCCGGAATATTAGCTGTTTTCAAACAGAATTTACCAATCTTTTCTACATCATTTGCTATAAAGATGGAGGGACCATCCGTTAATGTATAAGCATCTTTCGTTGTAATATATATACTTGATTCTAGAGCCTTCTTCTTTTCCTTCTGAAAATACGTGTATATGTCTGCATAATGTTCTTCAACCTGAAGCAGCAACGCCAAATAGTATTCTTTTAATGCCAATACATTAATATCTAATGGATTCTCGAAATAATTATCCATTTGAAATC